GCCATAACTTGATGCGTCCTAACTTATACTTAGATGATATCTCTGTTAATGTTTCTCTCTCTATTCTATTCTTAATGAATAAAGTCTTGGAGTACCAGTCTAATGAATTGATAGCATCATCCCATATTTTAGAGATACCAATCTTATATTCATCAGACACATTATCTTTTATTGTATTGATAAAGTCAAAATCCTCATCTAAATTATCATAAGACACTGTATTTAATTGAGTCTTCTTAACATAGTTTTGAGAACTTCTAGGACTCATTACTGATATCATTACAGCTTTAGTTAAGTAATGTTTAATATCACCATCACCAGAAACTATCTTAGCTACCTGTTCGTCTGTCTTCTCTAAGAATTGAGCATAAACATCTGATACATATAACTCAGCCTTATCTTTAGGAATGTACTTCTTTCCTATCATCTTATTCTTTACACTTCTGTCAGACATTTTGCTAATGGGAGTGTTTGTCATCATTGCTGTGTCTACTAAGTAATCCCAGTGCAATGATGCTTCCTTGTTTATTTCGTTTCTATTCATTTGGATTGTTTATTATGTCAGACAATTTCTCAGCTAATGCGTGTAAATGATTATCTAAGATTAATTTATAACCTCTAATTGCAGCTCTATTGTCATCAGTCTCTAGTCCTATAAAAAGACCTGATGTCATTACTGATAGATGTAAAGGTAGTATCATCATCCATGATTCAACCTCACCATCATAGTTATTATGATAGTCTACTATAGTATCAACAGTTTCTAAATATAAAGAGTTTTGACTCTCTGTAGCTAGATCTTCTACAAATGTAGTTAATAGAGTTAAGTAATCTTCTACTACTACTTTGTGTATCTCGTTTGCGTAAATTGGTTTTGTGTTCATTTTTTAAATTTCTATTTGTTTGTCTTTAATTAATTGTCTTACTGTATTTTTATAATGTTCTATTTGTTCTTCATAATCACATCTCATGTACTTAACAGTTGTTCTTGATAAGAACTCTAACTCATCAGCAGTCCCCTCTCCATGCTTGTTATCTATATGAACACTGAAGAGGTACTGTTGACCCTGTTTATATAAATTGCAGCCGATACACTGTACCTCGCAATTATCTTCATGCCATCTTGTTGAGTGGTGTACCCTAGACATGAAGTGTCCGCAATGCATTGACTTATAATGTTTTACATCCCCACATGTTACGCACTGTGTTAAACCTTCAGTTGTTGCGTATCTGAGCCTAATGAATAAAGAGAACCATTTATCTAGATCCTTCTTCAGTTTGCTTATTGGTCTTGCTTTCTTTTTCTTTGCCATGTTTAATTATTTAAGTTTATAAATGAATCTTCACTGTATTCTACAAATGTTGAGCGACTACCATCAAATTCTAACTCAGCTACTCCACATCTTCCTGATCTATTCTTACCTACTATTACTTCAGTAATCTTATTACTATCATCTTTAGTGTAATATGCCTCTCTATATACAAAAAGAACTTGATTAGCGTCTTGCTCAATAGCACCTGACTCTCTAAGGTCTGACAGCATTGGTCTCTTATTATCTCTACTCTCTAATGCTCTAGATAGTTGTGATAAACATATAATAGGGATACCTAAGTCTTTAGCTAATGCCTTTAAACTTCTAGACAAGAATGATATCTGTTGCTCTCTTGATCCTCCTTTCAATGCTTTATCAGTTCCAGTTAGCAACTGTAAGTAATCAACCACTATCATATCTAAACCATTAGTAGCCTTCATTCTTTTAGCTGATGCTTTTAACTTATGTATGTCCATTGAACCGTTGTCATCTACCATTAAGTTATTGCCATTAATAATAGGAGAACATACTTCATTAAGTTTAATCAATTCATCTGGACTACATTGACCTAGTTTAATTCTATCAGTTTCTATTCCTGTCATTACTGACATTAACTTTTGTCCTAGTTCTTTAGTAGTCATCTCCATACTAAACATTGCAACCTTCTTGTCTCTTCTAATAGCTTCTAACATAAAGTTTAAAGCCAATGTAGTCTTACCCATTGCTGGTCTACCAGCTAATATAATTAACTCACCTTCATTCCATCCATTGTTAAGTTTATTGAGACTTCTATATCCAGTTGTGATTCCATTAATAGATCCTGAATTATTTAAAGCGTAATCATGTTGCTCCATACATTCAGTGAATATATCCCCAAACATTTTAGATGTTGTATCTTGAGCTGAACCGATACTATCTAACTTAGATGATGTGCTACCTATTAACTCATCTATATTGTAATCTGATTCATAAGCTTTATTAGTTTCAATCTGTAGTTTAATCAACTCTCTTCTCTTTTGAAAGTCTTGTAAGCTATCAATGTACTGAGGAATTAAATCATCATTAACATACTCAGATGATATGTCTGATAATTCTAATAATGTGATTTTACCCTTCAATGCTTCTGATAAAGTTAACATGTCGCAAGTCTTACCTTGTCTATATAACTCAATACACTTACTAAATATTGTGTTGTACTTACCTGTATAAAATGCGTCAGGACTTACGTTGTTTAACACGTCATGAGACAAATCTTCATACATCATGATTGCACTCAATACACTTCTCTCTAAACTAGAACTATGTGGAGCTATTTTAATATTATCTGTCATGTCTATTTTTTAAATTGTTTACCTTCTCTTTTTAATCTCTTTGTTATAATCTCTTCTATGTCCGCTGTAAATCCGTTAGACTCAATTCTTCTTTTTTCTGTTAAATCTTTATGATTAGCAAAGGGCTTTTGCCATCCAAACTTCTCAAACCTTTGTCTCAACCTCTCAATCTTTTCTTTTTGCAGTAGAGCATCTCTATCTAATTCAGCAGCCCTATCTTCTCTTTGCTTTTGTGCATTATGATTATAAGCACCAACTACAGATCCAATTGTTATCTCATCATTCCAATGCTCACCATTTAACCAAGTAGTAACGTGCTTTCTAAACTTAACTTCTGGAGTAGCTATGACATAAGAGTCAACAGCCTTTAAACATTTGTTACAATCTGACATACTTAGTTTTAAGAACTTATCCTCTGCTTTCTTCTTACCCTTCTTTACATTGTATTTATTCCAGAACTTCTCAAATAACTCTAACTTCTGTCTTTTTTCTAAACTCTTCTCTTTAACGTGAGGCTTAACTACTTTCTTATCTGACTCTTCTAATGTTTCTACTTCTCTTATCTGATTAAACATATCTCCAGATACTTTAGTTTTGATATATCCATTAGCCTCTAATTCGTTTAATGATCTCTGAGCCGTTCTAATACTAAACTTACTCCACTTATTAGATATCTCTGTTCCTGTCATTGTAAACACTCCCTCAATATCTATAGTTCTATTAATAAGGCTTAACAAGTACACAGAAGCCATGGTTATATTGTCATCATTAGCAGCTGTATGCTCATCTTTTTTTCTTATTGACTGACTTGTGTGTATTGTTTTCATAGTTCTTGTATTTAAATTCTAGGCAAAGATATGTAAAATAATTTAACTGACAAACTATTTATTGAATTTATTTTTAAAATCTTTATTTAATGCTTTCAATATAGACTCAACATCCTCTTCAGTTGTTTCTTCTGATCTTCTTTTTAGGTAGTTTGTATAAGTGTCTATTAATCGAACTGTCAATACTGCTGTTAAAGTTGCAGTAAAACTTATTATAAATGTATTCATGTCTTTAAAGTATAAAAGGAGAGCTATTTCTAGCCCTCCTATAGTTAGTTATTAAAATGGTAGGTCTGAATCATCAGATGTAACCATATTTTCTTGACCTAATGAAGCATTAGTTGGTACTGATTGAGACCCAGTTTCAACTCTCCATCCATCAATTGAATGAAAGTACTTGTCATTCCATGCTCTAGAAGATACATTAACACTTACAGCAACATCATCACCAGCATTCAATCCAGCAATCATATCAATTTTTTCATCTCCAAAGAATGAGATACAAACCTCAGGATTCCATTCAGAACCGTTATCAATTACTAGAGATTGCTTTCTCCACTCCTTACCAGCTTTAGAAACACCTGATTCTATTGCTAATTTTTTAACTACTTTTCCTTCTAATTTCATAATTTTTCTATTTTTTATTATGATTTTAATCTCTTAAAGGTGAGATTATTGACCTTTTATTGTTTTTAACTCAACTACTTGCTCAGTTGTTACTTGATATTTCTTAACTATTGACTGTACATCACCACCATTAGCAACATATTCTTTTGCTTTAATGAATTGATCTGGAGTCATAGCACTCTTAACTGTATCTTGTTTCTTGTTAGAGTCAACATCTTTAGTATCATCTAACAGAAATAGATTACCTAAAGCATACTTCTTAGCGTAAGAACTAGACGCTCCAAATGATTGAGCTATATCCATTCCTTTTCTTTGTGGATTAACTCCAGCTTGTGCATTAACTACAATCTTATCTTCACCATCTGTAAGCACTGCTGTTGAAGTTAAGACTAGGAATCCAGCTATCTCCTTAGTATTTTCAGTCATTGTGAGTGTTACGTCGTTTGCAGCGAGTAATGGCTTTACAGCCTCTAATATGTCCTCTGCTGACCTATACTTGTACTTACCAAAGCTATTGTATTGATTCTTCGGTGCTTTTAATTGTGTTTGTATTGCTACTAACTTTTGATTTAATTTCATTTTATTATTTATTTAATTATTATTTCTGAATATCAGCTCTATCAAAACAAACCTCCATGTTAGTATAGAATTGAACTTGCTCTAATGTATGAGGTATTACTAATGTTACTACATCACAAGATGTTGCTATTGTTAAAGTTGATACAATAGTGTCAGTATTATTGAATAAGTGATGTGCATAGATAACATTACCACAAGTATCTAAGCAGTTGTCTACTGGTACTACTACTACTGGAGTAGTTGGCTCTATTACTGGCTGTAAGTCATCTTCTTTAGTGCATGATGTTAATAATGCAATAGCTGTTAATGTTGTTAAAATTGTCTTTTTCATTTTTCTATTTATTTAATTGTTATTAATTGATGGTGCAAACATACACCTTTTTTTTTAATTACCAAACTATTTTGATTCTTTTTTTTCTTCTTCTTCAAAACAGTCCTCACAAGTATTAGTATCTTCTATAAAGTAAGTTTTGTTCTCTTCTATACCACAGCAGTCGCACTCATTAGAATCATTACCGTTCCAGTTAATAGGATTGTTATTGTCGTTTGAAGTATGTGTATCCATTTTATTTATTGTTTTAAATTGATATGCAAAGATAATGAAAAATAAATGACATAACCAAAAAAAATCCCTACTATTTTTCAAAATAATAAGGATTCTTTAAGTTTACTAGAGTAAGTTAACTCTATTTTTTATCAAAATAATGAACTAATCTTGCTACTTGGCCACTGTCTTTTGCGTGAATAAAACCTTCAACAGCTTTAGGAGTACCTACAAATCCTTTTCTATTATGCCATGAATCAGTTCCAGAAGGTGATCTCATATACTCAACAGTTACTCCAATGTAATCTTTACCATCTAACCATTTGTTTTTAACTTTGTGATGTAAATGATGTAAGTACCAGTATCTATGTGAAGTCTCAGCCCATTCTTGTGGTCTTTCATTAGCCATTGTCAATGGTAAGTTTTGCATCTTAGCACCGTCTCCATGCTCTAAACCAATTAAGTTCTTACCGTAAGTGTAATATTTTCTATGAGCTACAGAAACATCAAAAGTAATATCTTCAGCATTTCTAAACCAAGCTTTCAATGATTGAGCTAAATGGAATCCTGACTGATAATCATGATTAGACATAGAATGAACAATATCTACAGGAGCTACTTGTCTTAATATCTCTACACATCTAACGTACAATTCTAATGCTAGTTCATAATGTTGCCACCATTTACCATCAGCATCTTGAGGAGTTCCAGCAGTAGTTGTGTTATATACGTTATCAATATGTAAGATATCATTACCTACGCAGAATAAGATTCTATCAATATCAAAACCAGAAGCTTTAGCTAATATACCATCAACACCCTCTAATACTCTATTAAAAGCAATCTCTGAGTTATACTCTTCACCAGTTTCTAATGCTACAGCTAGTTTACCAATATGAATATCAGCTGGATTAACTACTAATAAATGATCACCTTTTACAGATCTTTTGATTTTCTTATATTTAGGAGCGTGTTTTTCAATTAACTTATTAACTCCTTCAAACATTTTTGACTCATCAAATGATTGATCATCTTTAGTTACAATAGAGAATCTTAATTCTCCTGACATATTTTGCCAATGTTTAACACTAACCACATCTTTTTTAAGAATACCTCTCTCTTTCAAATGTAAATCTAATGCAGTATTACCAGATAAATTATCCAACTCTTTACCTCTCATTTCGTTCACCATCTCAACCTCTTCTGGTGATAATCTCAATCTTTTACTTTCTTTTTTCATTTTTTCTATTTATTAATTATTTCTTTTTTCTAAAGTTCTTCCTCCAAAGTAAGCACCTATTACAGTGATTAATACTATCTGTAATAAATCAACCCACTCAGGTTTAACTGTAAAGCTAATACTTCCTGAATCTACAAATACCATAACAACAGTTGATACTACTAAAAATACCAACATTAAAGGTCTTACATTTTTACTTAACCATGAATCAGCATTCATATCTGACTGCCATCTGTCAGTTATATTTCTCTCAATATCACCTTCATATCTAGCTATCAATTCTTTTATCTTTAATTCAGCAGCTAACTTTTCTTCTTTAGATGTTATCATGTCATCTAATACAGTTCCAACAGAGTCAACTAACTTAGTAGCTCCAGTTGAAAACAACTTATTCCATATACTCATTATACTTTTTTTTTAGGATTAATATTTTCTACAGATTCAGGACTTACATCAATAGTATTATCATCAAAAGAAGACAGATCATTCTTAACTATTAAAGTAATTTCATCTTGTAGGTTATTGTTTAATATTACATTCATTAATAATGTATGTGCTTTTAATGATTGAGTAATCATTTCATCTCCATTTCTACCTAATCCAGTCAAAATACAACCATGTGTATCTTTATGAGTGTTACCGATATGAAATAGGATGTAACTTCTTTTAGGTACTTCTTCTACTAATAAGTGAACGTATTTAAAGTTCCCTGATTCAGCAGCAGTTCTTACTCTTACATCATATAACCCACACGGGATAGAGGATGTATTTCTGTTGTTTGCTTTGTAAGCATTCTCTAGTGTATGACATAAAAACTCACCGTTAAAATATAGCTTACCTAACGTAGTATCTTTTGTGAAAGTGTCTCTCTCTAGTACTAATTGACATTTGTTTTGCATGGTTTTATTGTTTTAAATTCTCGGCAAAGATATAAAAATAATTGGAACTACCAAACAAAAAGGAGATTATTTTCTCTCTTTTAATATTTTAACGATAGTATATATGATTGATACTACTAGCAATGTTATTTTTAATGAAGTTTCCACAGTATCTATGAAAGATACACCAATAGTAGTTCCAGAAACAGTTGCAGCCTTTATAGTGTCTTTTATGTCGTTCATTTCCATTAACCTAAATAAAGTCCACTAAAATAAGACTCATCACTATCAGGTCTTACATCATCTTCTGTGTTAGTCTTTAACTCAGGATATCTCTCTGGATAATGACATAGATGATTAACCAATGCTTCTGTAAAGAACTCAGCTGTGTCTCTAATCTCACCTCTTAATTGAGCGGCTTCCTCAACAGATAAGGGATTTGAATTATCAGCAGTCTTTGATACTATGTTATTATTCTGAACCTTAAACCTTAAGAAAGGAATAGACTCATAGAAAGACCAGTGTACAAGCATTTCAGAAACAAAATCATCTACTAGTGTTTTATAGTGACCTGTTAAAGTTCCAGCAATAATATCAGCTTCAATCTTATCATATAATTGAGAACCTAATCTTAATTTAACGTATTTCTTTTGCGCTAAAAGAACATGAGGTTGTAAAAAAGCGACATCTACATTGCCGTTAAGCGCTGTAGAGTCTTTTAATTTTTTTGAACTTATGAAGAGAACTTGTGACATTGGTTTTATTTTATTTATTTATGAATCCTTTGTTAGGCATATCAGTAGGAGCTACAGATACTTCTTGCTCATTAGGAGTTAATTTAACACCTCTAGACTTAGCTTCAGTTGACGTAATAACTAAATCAGAGTTCTTTGGTCTTGATCCTTCCTGTACTAGTATGACTCTGAACCATTTATGCTTGCATGCGCCTCCTCCTTTAAATTTCCATATCGAATAAGTATCAGCACCACCTTTACCCCAGCCCTTGTTAACAGCTTGAGACCCCATTTTAATGATATCTTCTTTTCTGTATAACTTATTAGCAGACATCATTTTTTGACAAAACTCTCTCTCAGGATTATTATTACCAGTATATCTGTATCTTACTCTATACACGTCATTTACGTAATCAGTTTGCTTAGATTTACCATCTTGCTCTGACTTTCTATTAGGATAAGCACTTCCAACTCTAGCTAAATTAACCTGTTGTACGTTTAATTCAGTCTCAAAATTAAAATCCTCAGTCTCATCATCAGCATCTCCTTCAGATAACACTTCAAAGCCTTCTGGCATATCTTCACCATGCTCAGCTAAGAACTTGTCTAAGGCGTTATGAGAGCACATTGCAACCTCTTCAGTGTTATCACCTTCAGAAACTATTTCATCTTGTCCTAGCGGCTCTAAACCAAGCTCCTGTCTGATTTCATCTGTAGTCATTACTGATTTTAAAGTTTCAGTATCAAATTTAGATGTAATAGGCTTATTTTGTACAAACTCAATATCATTAGATATACCGTTAACAGATAAGATTTTATCTAACGTCTTCTTAATATGAGCTTGGAATGGAGCAATTACAGTATTATTATAAATTTCAAAAGCATCATTTAACTCATTAGCATTACTCCCAAATCCGTTATCTGATTTTATTCCCATTAGCATTGGTGATGTTACACGGTGAGAAGTAAGGATGTTTTGAGTTAATAATTCTTGTAAACTTATAAATTGCTCATGATTGTCTCCACTAGACAAAGTTGTTATTTCTGGAGTATTTACGTCTTGGTCAGTAAATGTCATTAATAGTTTTTCACCATTAACACCAGTTAGCTTCTTCTTAATAGAATTTTCAAGAGCTTTTTGTTCTTGTCTTGAAGGAGTACCATTGTTAAAATTAATTACATGACTCCCAGAAAATCCTGATTGTATGTTGTTTAAATGATAATCAGACACCATTTTATCAACTAACATCCAATTTACACCAGCAACGTAATCTGGTAAAAACATAGAATTTAAATTAGGACTATATAACCCAGTGTAAATCAATTGACTAGGTTGAGTTCTATCATTAATATTAAATGCTGGAATAGGCTTAGGCTCATTGTTAAGTGTATCATTCCAATCAGAACTTACAAAATACTCATGAACTTTACCCAACATATCTGGTACTCCACTTCTTACCTTTTCAACTGGCACGTGATTAATCTCAGCAATAGACTTACGATCATGAGACCATATAACGTTAATACAGTAACCTCCTTGTAATTTAAAGTCTAAAGCTAATTTCTTAACTAAATCGTGTAAAGTTTCCTTAGAATTAGGATTATTAATAAAAGAATTTAATGCAGCTAAATTGTTTGTATCAGTTCCCTCCTCAGTAACAATCCCTTTACCAGCAATCATTTCGGCAGTTGCGTTAATAATCGCAGAATGTGTTGACGAATTTTGATATAAGTCAATTAAAAATAATGGATATGTGTTTTTCCAGTCTTGATTTCCATACTCAATCCATTCACCATTAGATGCTTCGTAAATCTCAGGAGATAAATCTTGAGCTAAGTCTATGCTAGATATTTTCATAATGTTTTATTGTATTAGTTTATATAGAATTTTATTAATTATTTTGCAAACATACGTAAATTAATTGAATTGAGCAAAAAAAAGCCCCTATATTTTACTACAGAGGCTTTTAATGTCATTTAATTTTACTAAGGAGTATCCGTTACTAAGTTAGAATTTACAAAATTATAACCAGTTAAATCAGCATTACCTTCTATATCAGTTATAGTTGTCACGCTAGTCTCTATCTCATAATAATGAGAAGGAGCTGTAGTTAGTAAACTTAAATCATGAGTAATTCCTGAATTGTATATGTCAGATACATTAGCATCTTGATTACTATTCCAGATAGCGATTTGATTCATTGTACCGTCATAATAGTTATTATGTACGTTAGAAGCTCTACCTAATCTGAAGATGTTGTTGCTAGGATCAGAGCCACTTATAACGCCATCATAACCGTGATTACTAGCTACACCAATATTTGATTTAAGCACACCGTCAATGTATATATTAAATCTACTATAATAATCAGCAGAATTATTAGACGAAACACCAGTAGTACCTCCATTAAATGTAATCATCACATGTTGCCAAGTACTAGACACAAAAGAATTAGCTGCTACCAATATAATATTATTATATACTGTACCATAATTTAACACTAAAGAAGTTCCACCTGATTGCTTTAATGTAATAGCTCCACCATTGTAATCATCACCAGCTCCATAAACAAATAAAGTCTGGTTAGATGTATTAGAGCTAGGCTTTACCCACATAGATAAAGACCAAGCATTGCCATCACCATTAGAAGCTCTATCCATGGCATTCATATTAACCGGATTACCTTGAAAGAAACTACTAGAACCATTGAAATTAACAGACTTTGTGTTAGTATATGATGCAACATCCAAGACGGTTACTGTAACTGTAAATTCAACAGTTCCACCAATAGCATTACCACCCTTACAATTAACAACAATAGTATCAGCACTAGTTCCTGAATAAGATGGAGCTGTACCACTAAGAACACCAGAATTTTGATTTAATGACATCCATGAAGGAGCATCTACTTCTACGAATTGATTAACTATATTGTCACTAGATATTATTTGAAAGTTTAAAACACCTAACTCATCTACAGATACAGTTTGATCAGCTATAGTAGGTACAAAAGTAGCGTCTGGCTGAGAACCTTGACCTATCAGTTGTTTAGTTATAACAGGTAAATCACTGTAATTAGTATTACTATTAACACCAAAGTACAAATATAAATCACTTCCATCTGGATGAACTATAGAGGTAGCTACTAATTCGTTATAAGTTTCACTCCATAATTGCAAAGTATTATTAGTCATATATCTTAAACTAAATAAACCTTGTTGAGTTCCAGCACCTCCTTGTCTCCATGAATCAATAGAACCACCACCAGCAGTGAAGTAATTAGATGCAGCAGTATTATGACTCCAATTAGCGTCAGCTATAATAGACTCATTTGTTTGGTATTTAAAAGAAGTCATTAATTCATCTTCAGCAGTTACAATTCCAGTATTTGCTAAACTATAATCTATTCCGAAAGTCTCACCAGCTCCTTGTTTATTTAAAGGAATCATGTATTGTTCTCCTGGAGATAAAGCTAAATTTCTCTCTAATATAGTATGTGTAAGAACACCATTTAATACACCAGCCTCAGTACCAGCATAATCATGAGCAATAGTCCATAAGAAATCAGCATTATTGATAATTCCATTAGGTAACACTCCATTTGCCCAAGTATGCATCTGCATATTAAAAGACGTTACAGATAAAGCTATAGTAGTTTTAGCAATTTCAACCTCACCACCACCACTGTAATCTAATAAAGTTAAGTAACCTAAGTTATCAAATCTAATACCTAAAGCATCACCATTACTTACTACATATTTAGAGCCTGAGTTGGTATTTGTTAAAGGAGAATTTGAACCATTTATAAAACCACCCGCATAAGTAAATGACGTACCCCAATTAGATGCAGTTATAGAGCCGCCATTATAAGCTACAGGAGATTCAGCACCATCCCAAATTCCCATAATTAAGTTAGCACCTCCATTACTTTGAAAGTTCCACTTAAATTCTGAACCCCTTTCTAATGCTTGACCAAAATAAAAAGGCAATTGCTGATTAATAGTAGAATCATTTGTAGAAGTTCCTACTGGATCATTAGCATTAACACCATAAGAGATGAACCATCCATTGCCACTAGCTAAACCACTAGATCCATTAATCATATTAGTAGCATCAATAGTAATCTGAGTTGCATCATCTAAAACTAATACTAAGTCAGTACCTATTACAGAACCACTTACTACCGGATTACCAGAACTACCAGAGCCACCTAAAGTAGATGCGTCAATAGTCACAATCGATGCATTACTTAAACTTAAATTGATATCAGTACCATTTACAGTACCACCAGTTACAGTAGTGTCGTTATCTATACCTAAAGAGACAGCATCTACAGTTATTACAGATGAATCACTCATAGTTAAGTCTATGTCAGTTCCATTAAGAACTCCACTTACTACGTGTAAGTTAGTGTCTACATTTAACGCAGTAACATCAATAGTAACAACACTAGAATCACTAGCAGTTAACTCTAAGTTATTGCCTACTAAAGTTCCAAAAGATATTGTAGTATCAGTATCAACAGCTAAACTAGAAGCGTCTACAGTTACAGTAGTAGCATCATCCATTGTTAAGATTAAATCAGAACCACTTAAAGCTCCAGAAGATACAAAATTATTTTCATCAACACCTAAAGTTGTTACATCTACAGTATAAGATACACCGTCAGTTAATCCTAATGTTAAATCATTACCTGTTAAAGCAAAAGAATTTACAAAATTGTCAGGAGAAATAAAACCAGCAGTATTGGTAAATATAGCATTTAATTGAACTACAGCCTGATTAAGTACAGAATTTACAAAAGAACCATCAATACTAATAGCATTAACTGGTAAACTTTCAATAATTATTTTTGCACCATCTTTTAGTTTTATCATAATCTCAGTACCTACTGCAACAGCTTGTAAGGTATTAATAGCATGAGGTACTAAAACGTTATCAGATCCTAAAGACAAGTCTCTTAAAAGGATTGTAGAGCCAGTAGCATCTAATCCAAAATCAATTGCTTTGTACTTTAAGTAGGGAGAAATTAACTCTAAGTCTTTATCTTCAAATAATCTATTGTGTACAGTTGCTTGATATCTATAATTACCATCAGCTTGTAATTCATCACCTTGACGTACTTGAAAAACGCCATAGTCAATATCAGTTGATCTGTCTACTTTTCTGATCTCAGCATATATAGTAGTACCAGCATGAATCTCTACAGGATGATCAAAAAACCATTCAATCAAATCACCAGCGAAAATAGTCCCCTCTGGCCTAACATTGTCTTGAGGTAATACTTGTTTATACACCTTTCTACCATTTACAGATAATTCATACACTAAAGTCTGATTAGCTGGTACATTTTCAGCAGCAGTAGTTGTAATACCTAAACCAGCAATATTAACACCAAAGTAATTTTCACCACTATAGCCTATACTTGTTAAAGGATCTACAGAACCTCCTAAAGGCAAACTAAACATATCAGAGTAAACTCTACCAGATGGAGCTATAAACCCATCAGAACCTTGATTAGCTACCTTAGACTGATCCTTTAATCCACCCCACATAGGATAAAAATTAGTATCATTACCTAAATTGGTAAAAAATATATTTTCAGCACCAGATGACATCTTATGTTGTTCTCCTAAAAATAAAGAGTTAAGAGTAGTCTCTATAGCTCTATCTCCTTCTAGTTCCCCTGTAACTGGATTGTATTTAAAATGCTTTAATGTTTCAGCGTCAACAGTAGATGCTAGGATTGTATCCCATTCAGTACCGTTATTTCTTTTTAATACTCCTTCTTCCTTATCCCATACAATAACACCTTCTTCATGATTTAAAGCACTAATAGTGCTAGTATCAAGAACGTCAGGTCTTACCGTGAACTGCGTGTTTTTTCTTGTTGCCATTTATTATTTTATTTATTAATTTATTATTTCTTCTTCTTCTTCTGATTTCTCTGGTTTAACATGACCAGCAAAACCATGAGATTCATTCTCTGGAAATATTTCATTATCTCCAAAGTCTATTGTTGCTTCAGTCATTACGTCATAAAATATACCATCATAATATATTGGAGGAGTTAATTCTAGACCGTCCTCATCATATGTTGCTTGCACCTTTACTAATTTACCTAAAGACACTATTGCGTGTGTTGTATTGTGGTAACCAAATTCACCAAGAACTCCTGTCTCTATTAAAGAATAAGTTGCTGATTCTTGATTGTCGTATTGTAATTTATATATGTTCATATTATGAAGTTAATGCTGCTAATTGAGTATCTGTTAGTGCTGTGGTATATACTTGTAGTTGTTTTACTTTTCCGTAAAAATAATCAGAATTACCAACTCCCTCTGCAAAATTTAAACTATCTAAAACATTAGAAGCAAAAGATATACCCGATAGTTGTGAGTCAATTTCAAAACCATCTTTCCAAGTAGAAAAATCATTTTCTTTCCATTTTAATCCTACTTTAATAAAATTAGCAACATTAACTAAAACCTCTGAATGAAAATAAATTACAGCACCTCCGACAATTACAAATGTTTGTAAAATATTAGATGAGTTATCATATTTTATAAAAAGCCTATTATTTGACGTGCCATCACTAATAGTAATACTCCTATTTGTTAAATCATTACCTAAAGCAGCCATCTCAACAAACAAAACCCCCTCTGTACTATTAATCAAACTACCTATACCATCTCTTGTGAAGATGTCTTGGTTTCTTGTAACTGTACTTCCTGATGTTGGAATGTATGATGTAGCCCG